AGCCCGGGCCGTGGCTGACACTGCCCGGGCAGCCCGTCACCGCCGTCGCCACCGTCCTCCTGGACGGCGTGACGGTCACCGACTGGCAGCTCGTCTCCGGGCGCCTGTGGCGCGCGTGCGGCTGGACGTCGGGATGCGGGCCCTCCCTCGTCGACGTCACCCAGACGCACGGCCTGGACTCCGTCCCGGCGGACATCGTCGACCTCGTCTGCCGCATGACCGCGGGCGCCCTCAAGGCACAGCGTGCCGAGGAGGACGGCAGCGGCCTGGCCGCCGACAAGGTCATCACCTCCGAGCGGCTCGGCGACTACGCCGTCACCTACGCCAGCGACGGCCGGATCACCGAGATGGACCTCCCGCAGTACTGGCGCGAACGGCTCGAGGCCCGCTTCGGCGGCGGCGCGCACGCGCTGAAGTCGCGGTGAGCGTCGGCCAGTACCTGACCCGGCGCCTGGAAGTCTGGCGCACGGTCACCGTCGACGACGGGGCCGGCGGACAGGAGACCACCCGCGTCCTGCAGAGCACCGTGCGGGCGAAGGTCGACCAGCCCTCCGCCACCGAGCGGCTCGTCGCCGCCCAGGCCGGGTCGAGGCACTCCCACGACATCTGGCTCCTGCCCAGCGCGGACGTCCACCGCGGCGACGAACTCCAGGGCACCGACACCCTCGGGCAGGCGCAGCGCTTCCGCGTCCTGTCCGTCGTCCAGGCATCCCGGCCGGTCTACTCCAAGGTCTTCGCCGAGCTCCTCCAGGAAGAGGGCGCCTGACATGGCCCGCCCACGACGCAACCGCGGCGGGAACGTGCGCAGGCAGGGCCCGCTGACGATCGAGATCGAGGGCCTGGAGGGGCTCACCGACCGGATCGAGGACCTCCCCGCCGAGGTCCGCCAGGCGCTCTTCAAGGCTCTGCGGGAGGCGTCCGAGGCCGTCATCGCCGAGGTGAAGGGCAAGGTCAAGGTCGACTCCCGCAACCTGCAGGGCTCCGTGAAAGCCCGCTACGAGAACAACAAGCTGCGGGCCGAGATCGGCTGGTGGGACGCCGACGACACGTACTCCATCTACCAGGAGTTCGGCACGAAGCGGATGCCCCCGAACCCGACGCTCGGGCCCGCCCTGGAGCAGGAGCGCACCCGCATCAACGACCGGGTCAAGACCGAGGTGAGGAAGGTGCTGCCGTGACGTCGCCCCTGCCGTTCCTCGTCGTGCAGACCGCGCTCTACAACCGGCTCAAGAACGACGCCACCCTCACCAGTCTGGCGACCGGGGTGTACGACTTCGTGCCCGAGACCGCGGTCTACCCGTACATCCACCTCGGCGAGGCCATCGACACCCCCGACAACAGCCACGACCGGTACGGCGGGCAGACCGTGGCCACGCTCCACGTGTGGGACCAGTACAAGGGCTTCAAGCGGGTGCTGCAGATCGGCTCCCGCGTCCAGGCGCTGCTCGACCACCAGCCGCTCACCATCACCGGCCTCGCCCACGTGGCGACCCGGTATGAGTTCGGCCAGCCGCTCACCGACCCCGAGCCCCCGGGCGACATCCGGCACCTCGTACTGCGCTACCGGATCGTCACCGAACAGACCCCCTGACCCGTCCGCAGACAGGAGCCCTTCATGGCCGCCCTGACCGCCACATCCGTCACCAGCGCCGCGGGTGTCGCCGACCTCGCCGCCACCGCAGTCGCCGCGGCCGGCGGCGGCGACACCGCGCCCTGCGGCCCCGGGTACGTGCTCGTCGTCATCAACGGCGACGCCAGCCCGCACACCGCCACCATCGCCACCCCGGGCACGAAGAACGGGCACGCCGTCGCCGACGGCACGCTCACCGTCGCGGCCGGCGACACCGGGCTCATCGCGCTCGGCAACGACTACCGCGGCGCCAACGACCGGGCCGCGATCACCTACAACGGCGTCACCTCGGTGACCGTCGCCGTCATCAAGATCGGAGCCTGACATGGCAGGTAAGGACGCATTCGGCACACAGTTCCTCCGGGACACCACCGGCTCGGGCTCGTTCGCCGTGATCGCGAACGTCACCGACATCAGCGGCCCGTCCCGCTCCCGCGAGGCGATCGAGGTCACCGCCCACGACTCCCCGGACAAGTACCGCGAGTTCATCAAGGGCCTGAAGGACGGCGGCGAGGTCGAGATCACCCTCAACTACGACCCGACCGCCGCCACCCACGCCGCGCTCGACGGCGACTTCGAGGAGGACGACCTGCGCGATTACCAGGTCGTCATCCTGCCGAACACCGCCGACGAGCACACCTGGGAGTTCTCCGGGCTCATCACCGACATGGGCGACGAGTATCCGACCGAGGACAAGATGGAGCGATCGGTCACCTTCAAGATCAGCGGCAAGCCCACCCTCACCCCGACCGGCTGACAGGAGACCGACGCACCATGGCATCGCTGAAGGACCAGATCCGCGCCGCACAGGACATCAAGCGGCAGGACGACGTGCAGATCCCCGAGTGGTCGCCCGACGCCCGCTTCCAGGTGCGTGGCCTGCCGTCCGGGGACTGGGAGGCATACCAGAACTCCCTCGCCAAGATGACCCGCCGGGACTCCGCCGACGGCATCGAGATGAGCGTCCGCTCCCGCAAGGCCGAGATCGTCGCCAAGGCCCTGTACGACCAGGAGACCGAAGAGCTCGTCTTCACCGACCTGCGCGAGGGCATCTCCATCCTCAGCAAGCGGTCGGCCGGCATCATCAACGGCCTCTTCGACCTGGTCCGCCACCTGTCGGACGACGACAAGGACTTCACCCAGAAGGTGAAGGAGGCGGAGGCGGGTTTCGGCGACGGCCAGAGCTGAGGCTGCTCTACGACCTCAGCGCGGCCTACCGCATCCCTCCCGGTGAGGTCCTGGACCGCTTCACCGAGGAGGAGATGGTCCGCCTCATCGCCTACCAGAACCTCTACGGGCCCATCGGCCCGTCGCGCATGGACCTCGTGGCCGCCCGGCTCGGCATGGACGTGGCCGCCCCGCACATGAAGAAGGGCGCCCGACCGAAGCTGAAAGACCACCTCGTCCAGTGGAGCCGCAACGCCCGCCCCCGCAAGTCCGGCCGCGAACTCCTCGCCGCCGTGCGCGGGATCCAAGCCGGATACGACCGCCGCCCCGACCGGCGAGAAGGGGGCGCGTGATGCCAGTCCTCGACGAACTCCTCGTCCGCATCAGCATGGACTCCTCCGGCGTCGAGGAGGGCGCCCAGGAGACCACCAGCCGCCTCGACGGCCTCGCCGCCCCGGCTGCCGCCGCTGGCATCGCCGCCGGAGCGGTGTTCGCCGCGGGCATCGCCGGGGCCATGGACATCGCCGAAGCCCAGCACGAGCTGAAGGACTCGCTCGGCCTCACCGAGCAGGAGGCCGAGCGGGCCGGCGGCATCGCGGGCGACGTGTTCTCCGACGGGTTCGGAGAGTCCCTCGAGGAGGTCACCACCGGCCTGGCGACCGTCACGCAGGCGATGGGGAAGCTCGGGGATTTCACCGACGCCGAGCTGCAGGACATGACCAAGAGCGCCCTAGGCCTGGCCAAGAAGCTCGAGGTCGACGTCGCCGAAGCCTCCACCGCAGCCGGTCAGCTCATCAAGCAGGGCCTCGTCAAGGACGGCACCGAAGCCTTCGACGTCCTGGCGAAGGCGGCGCAGGTCCTGCCCAAGTCGATGCTGGCCGACGTGCCCGCGGTGGTGCAGGAGTACGGCACGCACTTCAAGCGCATCGGCCTGGACGCCTCGACGGCATTCGGCATGATGTCGCAGTTCGTCAAGGCCGGCGGTAAGGACATCGACCAGGCCGCCGACGTCCTGCACGAATTCGCGAGGATCACGTCCGAGGAAACCGACCGCGCGACCGAGGGATTCAAGGCCCTCGGCCTGAACGCCGGCGACATGCTCGGCGCCATCGGCAAGGGCGGGAAACCCGCCGCCGACGCGCTCGCGCTCACCCTGGACAAGCTCCGCGGCGTCCAGGACCCGGCCAAGCGCGCGCAGCTCGGCGTGGCCCTCTTCGGCGACATGGCCGGTGAGGCGGCTGACGCCCTGCTCGCCATGAACCCCGAGACGGCCAAGGCCGCGTCCGGCATGGACACCGCGGCTGGCGCATCCAAGAAGCTGAACGAGTCCATGGAGGCGGACCCCGCCCGGCAGATGGACGCGGCGATGCGGACGCTGCAGATGACCCTCGGCGAGGCCCTGCTCCCGATCGTCAAGACCGTCGCCGAG